GTGGTGCCGCCCCCGTAGCTTTTCGCCAACGTCTGGATCCCGATACCAAGGAGGTTCCCGATGCCCGATTGCGTCGCGATGTTGCTCTGGTTCGCCAAGATGCCCCTCAGCCTGGATACCTCGTTCTGCGCCACCGTGTTCTGGCTTTGCGTGCTGGTGTTGGCTTTACGAAGATCCCCGAACGTGGCCAACTGCAACGCCAGAGGATTCAACTGCGCCTGTGCGCCCCTGAGACCAATGCCCCCAACGTCCGTCAAGGGCCTCAGTGCGCCCTGCACCCCCAGGCGCTCTAGGGGCGCGTTCACGAGTTGCCCGAATCTTCCGATGGCGAAGCGCCTGTTCGCTTGCTCTATGTTCTCCAGGGGGGTGCCGACACCGGCAAGGTCTCTGATGTTCGCCCTTCGCGCCACGTCAAAGGCGATGGCCCGCTCCTTCTCGAACGCGGCGTCCGACTCGATCTGTGGGGTCGAGAACCCGAGTTCCGTGAATCCGGCACGCCGAAGCTCTTCATGCCTCACCTTGTTCGCTTGGCGAAAAACCTCCGAGGTCAGCGGGTCGGTGGCGGTGGGGTCGGTGATGAGCCGCATCGCCTCCGTGAACGCCTCCACCTTTAGATCCCTAGCCTGTTTGCTCAGGGGGTTGTCCAGGACCCCCTGGAGGCGGGCCTCCTGCTCGGCCACCCTCTGCTTGTGCTCGATGAGCCCGTCCTCAACCTTTTGGGCGAAGGCGAAGGCGTCCCGCTTCATCCGGTCAGTCTCGCCCTGGATCTGGTCTCTTATACTGCCCACCTGGCCCAAGAGTTCCGTCTCGCGCGGGTTTAGCTCTTGGTTCGGGATGGTGGCGGCTGGGCCGATCCCGCCCCCGCCCCCGCCTTTGCTCATCACGCCACTGATAATGGCAGAGCCGATGATGGCGCCCCCGACGATCCATTCAGCAACCCCGTGGAAGCCCTCGAAAGGGACTAGGGGATTTCGCATTTCACGGATGGATTTCATGCCTTCGCTCCCAGCCTAACCCGATAGACTTCCTGGGTCTTTTCAGCGCCGAATTCTATCCATGACTCCCGCCCTGCGTCGTTTCCGATAAGCGGGCCGCCGACAAGTGACTCAAACCCCATAAGGAGGAGATACCGCTTCCCTTCTTCCCGGATCTTCTTTGACCAGCCCTGCCCCTGATAACCGGGCCGGACGTAGGTGCCCCATGCCTCCGCGCGTTTCCCGAGGGTGCTGTCCCAGGGGGATTCACCCGCGCTTCCCCACATCAGCACCGCGTTGTCGAATGCCCCAAAGACCACGATCCCCTCCGTGAGTCCCTGGACGTAGGAGCGGAAGACCTGGGCAAAGAAGCCCTTCGTCCTCGGGGTCCACAGCATGTCGCCGCCAAAACCCGCTTGCGTCTCCACCAGTTCCCCCCAAAGCCCCAGGAACAGTTCCTCGTCATCCCCCATGGCCGTCCTGACATCGGCGGCGATGATGGCTTCGTAGGTCTCGGTCATCATCGTATCACCAGGACGGTCCAAGATGCGTCCGATTGGGAATTGTTGGCCGTCGTCTGAAGGGTAATCTGCGTGGTGGACTGGCTCACCACCTTGCATGTGTCATCCGTGCCGTCCGCCCCCCCTACGGAGGTGCAGAACACCGCGTAATTCGAGTCGGCCAGGGTGTGCGTGAAGTTGAGGACGAAATTCCCGGTGCCGCTGTCGCCGACGGTATCCGTGAACCCGCTCCCGAGCGTAATGTCCGGCGTCCCGCTGTTCGTCCCCTTCGCCCAGGCGAAGATCCCGCCGGTCGAACCGAAGTCGGGGACGAACCGGCCCGGCGTGAAGTTCCCCTCCATCACCACAAAGTTATCCCAGTGGGCAACGTTCGTCGCAAGATCGGTCAGGAGCTGGAGGACAACGCTCGTCGGGGTCGAGTCGGTGGTGAAGGTACAGGTGACGGCGGTAAACGTCGTTGCGCTCAAAGAGGTCTGTGAGCAATTCGTGTCCGCGCCCGTGGTCGAGACGGTCGCCGAATCGCCCGAACCTACCTTGTACTTCCCCCAGATCGTGTATTTCGTCGAAGCCTTCAGGCGCGTGGCCGTGATCGTCTGCGAGATGCCTTCAGCCGCCGCGTCCGCCGTGACCGCGATCTTATTGGCCCCGGCCTCGCTCGCATCCGAGGCGCCGAGGGTGATCGCCGAGGGGGTGCCGACGAGCGACCATCCATCAGGCGCTACGGTTGTTGTGGCCGAACTCTTGCTCTCGAAGTCGCCGAAGCGGAGGATATTCTGCGTCGCCCCGACAAGGCCCTGGAGCGTATTCGTGGGCGACACGTACCACTGGTCTTCGCCGGTGATCTCCTTGATGATGTTGCGGATGCGCTGGATCTCGCCCTTCAGCGTCGTCGCCAGGGATTCGGTCCCGACTTCCCCGGGGTCAACGACGACCTTCATGTCCGTGGCGTTGGCCGAGATGTCGTCGATGTTCCCGGGCAACCCGATGTTAATCGCCATGTCATCGTGATCGGTGTTGTAGATCGTGTGGGTCAGAACCGTCCCATCCGCCCGATCCGTGGGATCGTAGGGGTAGGCGCCCATGAAGGTTACGACGGACACGAACGAGACGAGGAAGATAAGGAGGCCGGTCAATACATTCAGATGGGTGCGGACTTTGGGTCTCTTCTTCATTTCACTAGCCTTAGTTGAACGCCGAGGGTTTGCTGCCACCGACCTTAAACTTCGCATATGCGCCTGTGATCTCGAACCCGACCTCGCCCGACTCCAGGACCTCGAATCCGAGCGCAACGCCCGAGCCGTAAATCTTCTTCTCCCGCGTGAAGTTGCCCGCGCCACCACCGAGCGCGTCCGTGCCGAGTTTGAATTCCCCGAGCTTTGCCCCCGGCCCCTGCATTTCATACGTCGTGCTGTTCTTCCGGGAGCCGTCGATGATGGGCGTCACCGTGATCGTCTGGAGGCCGAGCGAGCGATAGGTGAACCCGAGGAAGTCAAAGTTCTTTTTGATGTACTTCAGCCTCGGGTCAAAATAGTCGAAGTCCACCGGATGGATCTCCCACTTCTTGTCGTAGCCGGCCGAATCCTTCGAAGGGGTTGCCGTGTCCATCAGGTACACTTGCCCGGCGCCGTCGCCGAAGATGGGCTTCTCGATCCCTTCCGTGGGATGCTCGCGGGAGGTGATCACATGGGGCGCGTCCCGCTCGGAGTGGCGGAACTTCGGGTTTTGCCGGTTCTCGAAGTCAAACACGAGCCGGAGGTCCGGCGTCTGCGATCCCTTAGACGGGACGGAGACATGGACCTCGCGCCGGTCGGGATACCAGGCCATCGTCACCTTGTCCAACCGGCTCAGGTTCACGTTGTCGCGCATGTAGTCGTTCAACCCGAGGGCGTTGGACAGGCTTGAGGGCTTCGCGTCCCCCGACTCCCTGGAAAGCTCCAGGACGGCCGTCAGGAGCTGAAAGTCCCCGAAGGTGTCCATGAACATTACATCGTCGTTCCCGATGCCCACGAGGGCCTGGGGCGACGCTATGCCGATCTGCGTGGACTTGGCCTTGAAACCCCACTTGGAATCGTCCGTGCTGGAGTCGTCGAGCCATGCCACCCCCTTGTCGCCGAACACGTAGAGGATGCCGTTGAAGACGATCCCCGCTCTCAGTTCGAGGGCGATCCCGGGGACGAGGAGTTGATAGCTCGTGCCCGTGTAGTTCTCGTGGTCGGTGGCCGATGAGCGGTAGACCCGTTTGCCCGCGAGCGCCCACATATATCCGCCGACAGCCGCGCCCCCGCCCGAGTTCCCGTGGACCACCATGTTCATGACCGGGACCGTCGCCCAATCCGTCGCGGGGTTCTCGATGTCGCCCATCGTGCTCCCGTCCGCATCAAGGACTTGCACGGTGTCCTGGCCGTTGCAGAAGAAGAGGGACCGGCCCGCATTGAACACCTCGTTGCCGCCGGAGATGAACTGCCCCAGGACCGAGCGGTTCAGCCCGTCCTTGAGCTCAACACTGTCCAGGTCGTCGTCCACCTCTTTGTAAATCTTCCCGTCGTCGCAGTAGGAGACGAGCCTCTGGGTGTCAACGTCCGGGTGCCAGTCGTGGAGACCCAGGAAGCCGGGGGTCCCCGAGATGCCATTCGAGTCCAGCTTCTCGGCCCCGCCCTCGTGGCCGATGATCCTACCGCTGAAAGCGATGGATTCGCCCACGCGGAGGGCCCCGGGTGCGATAACGTCCGGGTTCTTCCGCCCGTCCACTCCCAACTCCCCGATGGGGATCGGCGCTGTGATTCCGCGGTACACCATTACGGCACGTCCCCCGTATAAATTGAGGTGTTCCTGACGCGGCCGAGGCCCTGATTCCAGTTCAACGCCGCCTCCATCCGGTCGATGTCGCCGTCCGTGTTCCGGGTGCCGAAAATCTTCAGGAACTTGTCGCCCGCCTTTGAATCGCCCTTATCCAGAAGGATGAGGTGCGCCATGTAATCCCGCAGGATGAACCTCCACTGGCGGGGCCAGTCCGGCGTCACGCCCGTGGACGCATCCACCGGATACTCCTGGTAGGGGATCTCGTACCGCTGTTGCCGCGTCGGGTAGTAATCGAAGGCCAGGATCGCGTCCGTCAGCATCGTGAACACTCTCGGGTCGCCCCCTGACGGGTCCGCCAGTTGGCGCTGGATCCGTCTGTCCTCGTCCCCGACCCTGATGATCCTGTCGCCGTTGAACATATCCCGGCAGAAGGCGGGGGAACCCAGGCGCGTGATGCCGCTGATGTCGTACTCGTCGCGGAAGATGACCACCCTGGCGGCCGTCACGGTGGCCTCCTGAAAAGCCGATCCGAGGGTCACGGCGGTTGCGCCTCCGGTATGGGCAGAGATCCGGTAAGGGCGGTTATTGATGAGGATCTTCCGGTCGTCCAGGTCCGGCGTCTGGGCGGCGCTGAGGACCAGGGAGGTCGTGTCGATGGTGATGGCACCCGTGATGCCCGTGATCGGCGCCACCGAGTTCAGCGAACCCGGCGTGGCCGCCATCGAGAACTTCCACGGCTTGTACCCCCAGAGGGCGACATATGCCTCGGTCGCGTACCGAAATCGGTCGGAGTAGTAGTCCCCGCCGGTATCGGAGTTGTCCTCTCCGGCGTCCTTCAGGGCCTCATCAGTGATGTCATCCCAGTCTGTGAAATTCGCCAAAAGTCCGGCCCTCTTTTATCGACCCCCGACCCGATCACCATGAGGAAGAGGATGAAACCGAGGAACGCGCCCAGCAGAATCCAGGTCACGCCTTCTCCTTTTTCGCCTTCCCCTTCGAGGGCATGTCCTTCTCATCCATGACACCCGTCTCGATGAATCCCCCGAGGTATTCGGCAGGAGAAAGCCCGCATACCCGCGCTCCGCGCTCCGCAAGCACCCTGATCAATTCCGACCATTCATGCTCCGACAACAGAAACGCTTTCGAGGTGTTCGTGTCGATCTCGGCCCGGATCTGGTAGACACCTTCTTCCGCGTCCACCGGGTCTTCCAGGAAGAGGTTAACCTTGTTGTGGGTCCGAATCTTGATGAGGTCTTCGGTCATTTCTCGCCTCTCTCGTCAGCTTGTCGGGGGGAACTCGCCTTCCAGGTTCCCGCCACCGGTGCGGTCGATCTTCTCCGTGCCGCCCTTGAAGCCGCCATATTCCGACGCCAGGCCGGGGGGTTCGCTCCCACTTTTGATCGCGGGGTCGTCGGGGAAGGACTTGGGCACGAAGGTGCCCGCTTTCGTCATACCGATATCGCGGCTGTCTTCGGGCATGTCAGGTGCTCCCATGAAAGGACCCGCGCCAGCACGCTCAGGCTGAGAATCGCCAGCGTCGGTTCCCGAAACGGAAAATGGCCGGAGGCGATGACCGCCAGGGCCGCCAGTGAAGCCAACGTCACACCCCCGTCCCGCGCCCGCGCCGCCGTGCGGAACGAGGCGATCCAGAGGCCCAGGAACAGAGCCAGGGCAACGGCCCCGGCCTCCACCCCAAGCTGCACAAATTCGTTGTGGGCCTTCTTCCAGACGATGAACTTCTTCGGGTGCTCGGGGTCCCGGATGTCCAACTCCGCGAAGCCGCCCAAGCCCTTGCCGAAGACCCACTCGTTCGGCCGACTGTGCTGCATCCACCAGACCGCCGCTTTCCACACCTGGACGCGCCGTTGGGCCGTCTCCCCGTGCTGGAACGCCAGGACGGAGAAGGTGAAGAGGAACACGCCGCACAGGATGATGGCCGTTCGGCCCGACACTATCCGCCGGTGGTACAGGTACGCGCCAAGGGCGAAGGCCGCGGCCAGATACCCCAGGATGCTTCCCATGGCGTCTAGGACGAAGAGTCCGGCCAGGAGACCGGATACCCGCGCCCAGGCCGGGAGACGCTTACTGAGGGCTGCCACTGGCAGTACAAGAGCCGCCCACGCCGCTGTCCGGCCCGTGTTCAACAGGCTCCCCCATGCGTAATGAACGATGTCGATGTTCGCCAGGTCGCTCCGGTTGACGGTGATGTTCGTCCCGCCGGCGACAAAGGAGATCGGGTCTCTCCCGACCATCTGCCAAGCGACCAGCCCCGCCTGAAGGATGAGCGCCGCCCAGAGCGCCCAGTCCAGCCCCTTGACCCGGAACGGCATCCCGTAGAGCAGGAGGAGGCCGCACCCGATCATAAGCAGGACGCCCTTGCCGTGGCCCGCGCGGTGAAGGGTGAGCCACCAGGAGACCGTCAGCCAAACCACAAGGAGCCCCGCCCAGCAGGAGGGACGACCAGGACTGGACAAGGCTCCGGTGGGCTGAGAGGCCCTAGAAAGGAGGGAGTATGTCGAGGTGCCAACGAGGGCAAAGGAGATGAGCAGGACGGTGCGCGACTCTCCCACGCCCCAGAAGTAGAACGTCGGGGGAAGGACGAGGAAAGCGGAGATGATGATGAGCGCCGCCCACAAGTGCTGTCTCCTTACTTGTTGCCGATCTCTTCGTAGAGGAAGTGGACCTTCACCGCCGATGAACGTCCCTCGACCAGAGTGAAGGAGACCGAGTTCCCGTTCGTGGTCAGGATGTGGTAGGGAACCCCCTCGCTTCCGAGGAGAGCGCCTGAGCACCGGGTCCAGGCGCTCGCGGTCGCCACCGCAGTCGCGGCGCAGAAGCCGTTGGCGTCCCCGTTGGTTTCGCTGGAGAGTATCCCGACATCGATGGTGGCGCCGGTGTTCGCCGTCGGCCCGGTCTCGATCCAGGCGTGATGGATGAGGGCGTTGTCGGGGAGGTCAAAGGTGCTGTCGAATTCGGTGCCCTCTGCTATCTGTAACCCCTCATCGACCGAAAGGACGAGATGCCTGCGGCCCGAGAACTGCGTGACATTGATCCGACGCTCGAACCGGGTCATGGAGGCCCGGCGGGCCCAGAACGCGCCGTCACCGGTCGTGTCATCCCCCCAGACGATGACATCGAAAGCGGTGGTATCGGTCGTCGCATGGAACCGGAACAGCCCGTTGGAGTCCGGCGTCATCGGGTTGTCTTTGATGGTGTCCGTCTGCTCGTTCGCGTAGACAGCATCCGACGAGACTTCGGTCCCGACCGCCACCACGTACATGGTGATATTGGACGTGATGGCTTCGCCGTCTTCGTTGTAGACCGTGATGTGCCACGGATAACGATGCGCCGCCTGCGCCGTGAGAACCGGGAGCAGGAGGATGGACAGGAGAGCGGTTGCGGCGAGCGTGCCCTTCAGGAACCTTTTCAGGAATTTCATCACAGCAACACTCCCCTTCCCACGGTCGAAGTCCGTGTCTGGATATCCCCGGCGTCGAAGCCGAGGGTGGATTCGTAGTCGGTGTCCGTGATGCCGCCGTCCGCGTCCAGTTTCTCGAAAAGGTCCTGGATCTTCTGGCACATCAGGATGATGATGGCGAACAGCGCCGTGGGGTCTATGGCGCACTGAGACGAGTATTTCGGTTCAGGAGGACTGCCCATTTCTCACCCCACCAGTTCAGCGACAGACGCCTCGTCCATGCTCTGAACGTCCGTCTTGTCTTGGAAGGAAACCCGTCCCCGCTCATCGACCGTGGTCCGGTGGCGGACGGAGAAGGCGGAAATCTTTTTGCTGAACGCCTTCCTTGTGGATGCGGCGACCTCGTACTCGTGCTGGCCGTCACCGTCGGTGAGCATTGCGAAGGCAATCAGGTGGCCGGGATGGTTGCAGAGCACCCACCGCCGCCCGTCCTTGTCGATCCGGTCGAAGACGTAACTCTCCATGCTGTCCTCGACCGTGTAGAAGCCGTCCTCGGGGTCGAACGTCCCGGGCATCTCTTCCGTCTTGTTCGGGCGTTGGCCCAGGTAGTAGACGACGCCCGGCGTGTACGGCTCGAAGTCCGAGCCGATGGAAACCTCGCTGATTTCCTCGGTCTCGCCCTCGCCCTTGATAACGGTCTCCGTTGCCGGTGCAACCTCCTTCGGGGGCTGCGACTTGGCCCGGGAATGGAACGTCCTGAATCTCGCTTGAGACATTTTAGCTCTGCTCCGCGACGTTGGTTCTGGTGGCCCGGAGCATGATGACCGCGCTGTCCTCGGAGTCGAAGACGACCTTCGTGTGGCCGTGCATGGAGCCGACGGCGAAGCCCAGCTTGTCACCGTAATCGAATTCCTTGGTGACGAAGAAGGGGAGCCGCGCCCAGGCAAAGTACCCTGCCTGGCGGCCGCAGAAGATGTTGTTGATCCCGTTCAGGTTCGAGCCGGCCCCCCAGTTGGTGGTCGTGGAAACGAGGTTGTGGGAGTTGATCAGAACCCGGTCGCTCATTCCCAGGGAGCCGGTGAACATCGGGTTGTCGGGCCCGCGGTTCCTGGCGAGCTGCTGCATCTGGGTCCAGACCGCGCTCTCGATCTTCATGTCGTAGATCGAGTCCGGCCCCATGACCGCGACGAAGACATTCATCCCTCTGTGCTTGATGGGCAGAATCTTCGGCGCGAGCTTCCCGGCCAGGGTGCTGGCCTTGGTCAAGAGGTTGGTGTCGAAAAGGTCGGTGGAAGCGAGCGTCCCTGTCGAGGTCGCCGTGCCCTGGTAGAGCACCCGCGTCGGCGAGGACAGGATGTCGGTGAAGATTTGGCTGTCGATGTTCTCGGCCAGCCAGATTTTCAGGAGTTCCTTGGCGGTCATCCGCATGTCGTAGATGGCCCGCTGCTCGTCCAGCTTTCCACCGAGTTTGACGCCGTGCCGGATCTGGTCGATCACGACCGCATCGTCGTTGGTGTTGGGGGTCTCTTCCGCGCCTTCGAGCGTCCCGCTCCCGCTGGTCCCGGCGCTTGACAGCTTCCTGGCCTGGAAGATCGTGACCTGATCCCCCTTGGCCTTGCCGAGCCGCATGTCCACCTGGATCACGTTGTTGGCCCCTTTGCCCATGTAGGCGTTCCAGAAGATATCCTCCGGGGCCTCGATGATGATGTCTTTGCTCAGGAGCTTGTCGGTTTCGGCGTCGCCGGTCGCAATGTTCCAATCAGCCATTTTTCATTCCCTTCGAAGGCGTTCCTGGAGGGCAGCCTGCTTGACGCTTGCAGGCACCTTCGCGTATTCCGCGATGGGCATTTCAACGAGCGACTTAATCGTGTAGCCGCCGGTATCCGAGCCGACGCCGTTTCCCCTCATCCCGTTGAGACCTGAATTTTCCTTGGCGGGGGGAGGAGGCGCGGCAGGCTTCGGGGGGGGTGACGCTCCGTTACCGTTCACCTCGGCTTTCGGCGGGTCGGGAGCGGGAGCGTTTTTCTTCAGGAGTTCGAGAGCGTACTTGTAGGCCCGCTCGGGCGGGTTCTGCGCCTTCATCAGCCAGGCGGCGAGGGCGGGGTCGTTCTCCGACTTCGTGTAAACCCCGGACTCGGTGAGAGCCGTGTCGTAGTCGGGATCGCCGTCCTTGCCGTCATGGATGTCCTTCGCGGATGCCACCAAGCGGTTCATCACAACGGTGTTGACGTGGATCAGGACGCTTTCTTCGGCGATCTGCTGGTCGGTCTCGCTGACGCCGATGGCCGCCCAGTCGATCCCGAGCGTCGGGGCATCGGGCGCGAATTCTTTCTGGTGTTCCTTGAGGTCGGATTCGAGAGGCCCAGGCTCAGGCGTTGCGGGCGGGGCATCGGGCGCGGGCGTCTCCGACTCAGGGGTCTCGGGAGGCGTTTCCTCTCCGGCCTCGGTCTTGGCTTCCGGCTCAGGAGCGGCCTCGCCGCTCTCGGGCGAGGCCTCTTCCGGGAATTCCTCGGCCCCGGAGAACATGCCCGACTGGACCGGCGCGGCGCTCTCTTCGGGGGGAGTTCCCTCGGGAGGGGTCTCAACCTTCTCTTCCGTGTCCAATATCGCGTCCTGCATCCCGGCCATTGCCGTCTCCAATAAAGAAAGGGGGCCGCCCCAGGTACTCGGCCCCGAGCGGCCCCCACGTCCTTCGCCAAGAAAAAAGCCGCCCGCGTTACCCCGAGTGGCTTAGCCTCAGCACCTCCGCGGCGATCAACCGCGAGGCTCTTCAGTCATCGTCGCCCGTGTGTCTATCACACGATCCAAATTCTGTCAACCCCCTTTCCGGTCTTTTCTTTTAACCTTTTCCGCACGTCGCCAGGGTCGAAATCGAGTAATTGGCAGGCGGTTTCAAACGTCAGGCGCACCGTGTTCGGATCTACTTGTGCCCCGAATATCCACGCTTCAGCCTCATCTTTGAGTCGGCCGCATTTCCGGTGTAGGTCATTCACCGCGTCGAGGAACACCGCCGCCAAGAGCTTCCGGCAAGCACGGTATTCACGGTCGCCCGCGCTGGACTGCTGGATCGTGGCTTCGAGTTCGCTCACCCGCCTCCCCCCTGTCCGGGGATGATGGTCTCCCCCTGAGCGTTTTGCTGGGGCGTATTCCTGCCGATGGCCGCGTTCTCCGCCTGCTGGTTCGGGTCCCGCGGCTGGCTGGGGGTCAGGCCCGTCAACCGTCCAAGGAGTTTCTGCTTCCCGGGGATGTCGGTGGCCTCGATGAGCATGTCGGCGGGGATGTCGTACCGCTCGGACATGCTCTCCAGCATCGCCAGCGCCGCCATGCGGGACGTGGGCGCGAAGGGAGAAGTCGAGACGATGACCTGGAAGTTCATCGTCCTGAAGTCCCGGATGGCCTCCATGAGCTCTTCGGGGTTCCCCTCGTCTTGGAACGGCGTCCCGTCCGGGTTCTGGATCGACGAGACCGGCTGCCCGCCCTCCCCTTCCGGCTGGTTCAGCCTCAGCAGGATGTCCTTGCCCTCGTCGTTCGTGACGCTCAGGATGCGGGGCCCAGTGTAGAGTTGCTGGATCATCCCCACCATCCACGTCCCGGTCAGTGTCATGGTCATGACGTAGTTCGCAAACGGCCGGGCGATTTGGAGTTGGCCCCCCGCAGCCCGGGCGAGGATCGCACGTCCGCTCTCAGCGTTGGTGGGGAGGCCCAGTTGATCGGGGTTGAAGGCGATATCATGGAAGTCCCGCCGGGCCAGTTCGTCGAGTTGGGCGAAGATCGTGGGGAGGTTCGACGGCTCGAACCGCTTCACCTGGCTGATGTCCCGGACGAACTGCACGAAATCGGTCTCGGAGAGATTCTTCTCGGTCTTCGGGATGTCCTTCACGGAGCCCTCTTCGAGAAAGTACCCGCCCTTGAGCCTGCTCGTCAGGTCGATGGCCTGGGACCGCCGCTTGTTCGTTTCCCGCTGTGGGTCCTTCAGGTGTCGGACGATTCCGGTGGCGACCCGGTTCCCGTCTCCGTCGTCGTCCTCTTCCCAGATGGATTTGACGAGGGGGAGCATATCGGTCAGGGGCCATTTCTCGAACGGCGTCGGCTTGTCTTTCTCCAGGAAGTCCTTGATGAAGGGGAGCAGGACGGCGGTCCGAACGTCGGTTGTGGGGTGGTTTTCCAGGAAGAGCGCGGATGGATCGGCTTCTTCTATAAGGTCGAACTCCTCGCGGCCCTCGACCCTCCGCATCTCGCCGGTCTCGGGGAAGTACGCGAAATCGCGCTTCGTCGGGACCCGATACCACGCCTCGATCACCCGGACCTGTTTCGTCTTCTGGTCGAAGAAGATGTCCCCTTCATCCTCTGGCTCCCGGTAGCCGTCAACCGGATCCCCTTCCCGGAGGTCGAAGATCCCCCTTCCGTGGCCTCCAATCGCGGGGTCATTGGGATGGTCTTTCGCCTGAAGCGCCTCATCGATCTTCGCGCCCTTGTCCGGCCACCGCTTCTTCGCCTCCCACGGGGAGAGCGTCATGTGGTGGAAAAAGTATTTCGCGTCCCGAAGATCGTGAAACCTGGACCGTGAATCCAGGAGGATTTCGTGCCAGGGGATCCATTCGACATTCGGCGCGCCCCTCGGGTCCTGGGAGTGGTCGAGGAAGGGCTTCAGCCATCCGCGGCCGCAGATGACGCTTTCCCGGCGGGCCTCGCCCATTTGCCATTGGAGGGCGATCCGGTCGGACTCGAACTTCAGGAGAAGGGTGATCAAGACCGAGAGGGCGTGGGCTTGGTCCGAGCCTGCGCGGGGGCGGACGACGATATCCTGGCGGTTCTCTTCAAAAAACCCGTCGGCGGACCGCACCTGTTTGATGATGCGGTTGATAACAAGCGTGGGCTGGTTCTTGTTCCTGGCTTCGGCCAGGTTCTTCCGGCCCCATTCGGCCACCGGGTCGCCGTGGAAGAACTTGAAGTCTTCGCTCTGTATCCGCCGAGCCGGGCGCTGCTTATGCCATTCGGCCTTGAACTGGGATTCCAGTTGGACGCGGAGTTCTTCCTGGTCGGCGACGATGCCTTCGTCGATTGTGTCAGCCATCTCTACGCCCTATGCTTGCACCGGGGGCAATGCGTCCCGTCGATTGAGAACGGCTCAAGGCAGTTCTGGCAAATCTGGTCATCGACGCTCTCGGCCCGAAGGTTGGCCGGAATGTGCCCCATCTCGTAAACCCTTCGCGCTTCGACCTCTTTGCGGAAACCCTCCTGGCCCGTGGCTCGGCAGATGGCCGCGATGACCTCCGCGCGCCCGAACCGCTTCCTCATGATCTCCAGGACGGCCCGAGGGTCGGCGCCTTCTCTTATCCCCTTCAGCGCCAGCCACAGGATCTCTTCCCCGTCCCTCGCGTCGGGTTCGGAGTCATTGATGACCGCGCCCCCGCCCTGAATCTTGTGGTAAACCCGCCTCGGGTCTCTGAGCAGGGGATCGTCGGTGAGCGGCGGGCTGGCTCTAAGAACCATGTCATCCTCTCTTTACGGAATCGGGATCGCCGCGTTGACCGCTTCCCAAGAAGTGATGGCCGCATCCATGGCGGCAGTGAAAACCACCCCGTCATCTCTCATTTTGGAAAATTGGGCCATTATCAGGTTCCTGAATCTGGCGCTGTTCCCGATGCCGATTCGATATCGCGCCTCCCGAGCGGCCCGCGCAGCCGCCCTCCTCTGCCTCAGTGACAGGGAGACCACTGTCCACGTTTCGTTTGCGTAGACATCGCCGACAGAGAGGCGGTTGGCCCGGAGCCGTTCAGTGAGAGCGTCGAAATCCGGCTTGGCGTCAACGATGATTCTGAAAATCCCGACACCCCCTAGTTGTTGGGCAGTCCAAGTTTTGAATATCCCGCGCCCATGCTGAATTCCGCCTATCTCAACGCCCCTGTTCCCTCTGAATGTCTGCATCACAACCCCGCCCTGGACCCGCGCCCATCTTGCGGCGAACACTGGTTGCGCCATGTACGCGAGGGTCAGCAGGGCCAGAATCAGTGTTCTCATGCGGTCTCTCCTCAGTCGCTCGGGCTCGACGAACCAGCGGTCAACTCCCCCGTCTCCGTGAGCCCGCCGCCGCCGCCGAGATTGGTTTGAAAAGTTTCAAATGCATTCAGGAGGCATATTATCGGGGCTGTTCCGGTCGGCAAGGAACAGTCCGATCCCAAGGTCTCGGGGGCTCCCCCCGAGGTCCGAAATTTCAGGCGGTTGGTCGCATTTGAGATGTCCACAAACTCGGCCAGGTTAATATACACATCAGCAACGTCGGCGGTAATCCATTCGTGCGGATTAGAGCTTGCACCGAAGAAGAAGTCGCCGCCGGTATAATCAACAGTTGAATCAACCTCCGTGCTGGACGCCTCGTCATCCACGCCATTAACATACATATGAGCTTCAGGCGTGGCGAGGTCCCAGGCGAGAAGAACATGATGCCAGCCCCTCGCCTCCGTCCATGCAGTCGTTGACGTTAAGGCCAGCTTTAACCCTGACTGATATCCCGTAATGACGTACTTGTTGCTGGCGTTGAGCGCCAGCTTGAAGTTTCCTCCAGAGGTCATGAAAACTGTCCGAGCGGTGCCATTTCCCCCGGTGTGGTTGATCCAGAACGATACCACGCCAACCTTGGTGTCCACGTTGCCGCTGAGTTCAGCCCCGCGATCGATGTGGTCATTAGAACCGTCAAAATGCGTGGAATTGGCTGAATAGCCCGACAACTGCCCCATGAACCCCATCATCGACGGGTACTGAGCGGTCGCCAGCATCGGGAAGGCGCAGAGGGCCGCCAGGGTGAGCGATACGAAGAAGCGGTTCAGGAACTTTTTCATTTCATGTCCAGGGAGATCGTGCAGAGGATGGCCGTGCCGTCGGAGTAGCACGTCAGGAGGTCAACGGCGTCCCCGTCGGTCGTTAGGGTCGGGGTCGTCCCGCCTGGGAAATCGTAGGCGTTCCCATAGGAAAGCGTGTTCGTGCCTCCGGCGTCCTGGATCACGCGCAGGGAAGCGAACCTCCCGGCGGGGAAGGTGTCGGCCGTCGGGTTGTCGAGCGTTCGGTTATCGGTGAGGGTGACACGGGCCGCCTGTTGCGTCTCCCAGTTCCAGGAGATATTTGCGCCGTCGGTTAGGGCAACCTCGTTGAAGTTTTGCGCCGCCGTCCATTCTGCGGCCGTTGCGACGTTGGGGACGACGAGGGCTGTCCTGGCGGCCGCCGCCGTGATGGCCCCGGTCCCCCCCTTGGCGATGGAGATCGGGAAGGTGACTGTCCTTGCCCCGCGAGGGGAACGCCCAAGCTGTGCAAGGCTGACATCTGGCCCGTGGAGTATGAGGCCCCAAGAGCCAAGGACGGCGAACGCCGCGAGGGCCAGCACGGTGAAGAGGGGGCGGAGTTTTCTCATGAGGGTCATCCCAGGAAATCGGCGGTTATGATCGCGTCGCCGGTTGCCCCGGTGTCGCGAATCGCCTGGAACCTTGAAATTTCATCAATGTTCCGAAGCACGAAGTCCTGCCCCGCGGTCACCTGAAATCCGGTGGTCGAGGTCGGCGCCGTCCCATCCTTGGTGTAGCGGATGGTATCGTCCAGGACTTGGCATTCAGCCCGTTTGGCCGCCTGGTCATTCGGGAGGTTGGTCCCGGCGGGGTTGTATTTCGCCGAGCTAAACCCGACAGCCGCCGAAGAGACAGTGAGGGCTTCCCTTCTCCTGCTTACGAGCCGGTCGGTTGCTTGCTGTGTTCCACCGCTCATTTTTCATCCCCTCAGTAGGGTCGTGGTTTCGGTTTGGGCTTCTTGCGGTCCATCACGCTTCGTCTCCGGCTGGCTCAAGCACGGCCTTCTTCCAATCGCAGGAATCGAGCGGGGCCGCCCGCACGTTGAAAGTCTTTCCGTCGTGGACGACGAAGGCCGCGTTGTAGAGCGGCGGCGCGTCCGGGTCTCCGGGTTTCAGGTCCACGACGACAAGAATCCCCCGCAGCCAGTACGTCATGATGCTTTTCTTGTCGCGGGCGAAGTGGACCATGGAGAGATTCCGAAGGCTTCCGTCATCGGTCTTCATCGCACCGCCACCGGACCCGACAGGCGTCCATCCCGTCAGATCCTTCGGGAACCACTCGGGCAGACAGGCGGCGCCCGCGGTGGTCTGGGTCTGGGTCGGCGGGGCCGCGACCGGGGCGCAGGCGGTGAGGGCGAGGAGGAGAACGGCGAGGAACTTGCCGAATTCGCGGACGAGGGTCATCAGCGAGATCCGTTCGGGTTGGATTCGTGGCTCTGGAGATACAGGTTCCCCGACCCTCTCGGCTTTTCGCCGCCGCCCCTGTCGCACTTCACTTGAAGATGGATATTCATGTTGACCTTGATGTCCGTTCCCTTGATCTGCATCCGCCTTCCGTGAACCTCGTCATGGTCAACCTTTAGGGGAAGCATCTCCCGCTTCAGCATCGCCATGAGGCCCGACAGGTCGCCCATGGACTTGCGGTGGCGCTCCCCAACGGTAATTTCTGCGATATCAACAAGCATCACGCGGCCATCCATCCGTTGTTCGTCGGCGACGGCGTGGACCGTTTCCGCTTCTCGGCCTCGGCCACCTTCCGGTCCCAGTCCATCATGTCGAGGCCGGTCCCGATGTACTGAAGCGCCTCGCACTCGTGAGACCATTCGGTCTTGAGAATCTGCTTGCCGGTCACGTACTCGCCTTCGGGCAGGGCGTACCCGCCTTCCAGCCCTTCGCGCAGATGATCGCAGTCGGGCCCCGGGTCAATCTGGACCATGGGCTTGCCACCGGGGAACCGCGAAAGCATGTCGCCGATGGCTTGGCGCCGGACGGTGAACGCGGTCTCGCCGCCCCGGAAGTTGATCCCCTTCTCGGCCATGATGTCGGAGAGGGCCCGGAGGTCTGCTCCCTGGCCGACGCGGCTCTTGATGTAGATGGAGGGGTCGCCCATATCGAGGCAATGGGAGGACGCGTGGTCCGGGAACCACATCCGCGTCATCCGCTTCGCTTCGTCCACGGAGTCGCCGAACCCGGCGTTCTCACCCAGCTTGAAGAGTTTCGAGCGCAGGACGTTCAGCCGGCCGCCAACGTACTGAGCCCAGACGACGCCGACATAGATCCCGATGGGGTGCGCGTCCCACCCGCGAAGCAGGGGTTGGTTCGGCAAGATGGGGATGGGTTCCGGCGCGACATGGCGATCCGGGTCGTACTCGGCATGGACGGGGTTGCCGGTGACGTCCGGGATGCACTCGCCGTCCAGGTAGCGTTTGATCCACCACTTCGAGTACGTCCGCTCCAGGTCTGCGATAAAGCCCTCCCGGAGGTTCGCCAGGTTTTCCCGCGTCGGGCAAGTGATCATGAGCCGGGTGTCGCCGTGGCCTTCCCCGAACCATTCCGGGCCCATGATCCAGTGAGACTTCCGCGGGGGGTTGAAAGAGCAGAACATCTGGTTAGGCCACTCGGGGGAGGACATCCGGCCCTCAAGGTATTCGAGCGTTTCCTTCTTGAGTTCGTCCGCTTCCTCGACCCAGATGACGCCGTACTCGGTGGAGCCGAATTTCGAGGGGTCCTCTTTCCCGTCCCGGTACGCGGCCCGGTAGTGGATAACGTTGGGCTCCGCGCGGGCGTGGACCTTGAGGTAGACGTTCATGTCCTCTTTGTTTTCAGACTGGTGGAGGCCGAGGGCTTTCCATGAAAACGGGTTCTTCGGGTGCTCGCGGGTCCAGAACCACACGCTGTCCCGGAGTTCGGGCTTGTGCTTGCGGACGCAGAGGACGGGCATCCCGGGGTTCTTGCGGATGAGGTCGGTGACGCGCATGTGGACGCCGAAGGTCTTCCCGGACCGGATCCCGCCCTTGACGCCGACGACCTTCTGGGTCGCCTGCTCGATCCGGTACTGACCGAGGGTCTGCTTCCAGGTCTTTTCAACGACGGTCGTCAACGGCGATCTCCGTCATAGGGGGTTCGGGGGGTACGGTGATGGTTTGGGGTTCAACGCCCTTCGGCCTCTCGACGTTGATGTTGATGATCGTGTCGCCCCCGCCGCCGCCCTTGCCCGTGAAGGCGTTCATCCCCGCGATGTTCCCGGTGGTGATCCGCTCGACCTCTTTGGCGAGCGCGACCAGACCCTTGGGCCCGTTCATCGAGTAGCTTTTCAGAAAGCCCGCGCGGCGTTTGTTGATCTTTTTGTTCGTGTTGGGATCAAGCCCCTTCTGCTCCAACTTCGACCAGTTCACGCGCACCCAGACTTCGTAGGCGATGGCGTGGGCAAGGTCGATCCAGTAGTGAATCGACTCATGCCCCTTCGCCACGTCCTCCGTGTACGTGCCCGGAAGGGCGAGCGCACCGCCGCCAGCCGGGAAAACAGGGTTGGCGTTGCGCTTCATCATGGGGGAGGCTTTGCCGGGCATGGCTACAAGTTCCCCTGCCTGCAACCCGATCTCCATCGCCAAGGGCAAGGGGGGCTTGCAAGGTAATGGTCACTTCGTGGCCCATAGCCTATACCCTTCCGCTCCCCATCGGGAATGACCGCAGGCGCCGCCTCCCCGAATACCAGGTCCCACCAGCCGTTCTTTTTCCACGCCTTCACAGAGTGCAAATCAGCGTGGGACAGACCCTTTACGCGAATGTTGCGGTGGGCGTGCCTCATCTTGCGCCTCAAAGAGAAATGACCGTCCCCAATGCCGCCAAGGAGCTGCCACCAGTCAGAAGGCGAGTAGATGTGGGTCCATGCCTCGGCCGCTTCGGCCATCATCCCCAAGGCCAGCCGCGTGTCCCTGCGTACTGGGGTCCCAAGGGTGATGAGGGCCTTCACCTTCATCTTCCCGCAGATGGCCTCCCCCACCACAGTCCCTCCGTGGGAGTGGGCCACGATCACGGTCTCGGAAGGGTTGCAGGAGTGAACGATGAAGTCCCAGAGGTATTCCCCTCCGATAATCCAGTTCTCGTTTTCCCCGAAAATCCCATCTATTTCCCCACCCCACCGCCTCCGGTCCACGGCCGCCCGTTGCGCACCCCGACGCTCGGCCTCGTTCCACCAGTCGCTACCCCAGTGAAACCACGGCTTCTCGTGGCGACCGCCATGGGTCCCGGCTACGGCTATCAGCGTCACCAAGAATACCGCCCCCTTCAGCAATCTGCTCCAACAAACCGTCTCTCAAATGTACACTCCTGCCACACTACGACAAAAATGTCACACTTCAAGACGCTCGTCAACCCCTGTCCTGTGGCAATTTTGTAATGTCGGGGGTGCTGCAAGGTTATCTGAGGCGGGGGTGGAAGGTTATTCGAACGCGCAAGAAGAGACCCATTCAGGTCTCACGGGCGGGGTATGAATGGGGCCGTTCTTGCACAACCGACAGTGAAATATGCCCAAAACTATGCCCTCATGAAAAGTCCTCCACGTGAAGCATCTGGCGGTAAAGGTTCACCAGACGGCTTAAGACCCTATACTCATCCTTCGCCAGGGCCTCCCGCTCCGCCTCCAGCCGGACCGATGCCCCAAGCGACACCATCCGACCAAAAGCCGCGTCAGCACGCTCCTCCGCGTCCTGAAGGCTACTCCTCAACTCCTGCTCGGATAAAAGGTCTG